GCTACATATTCCTTATATTGCTCCCACTCAATATTACGATCTGGTTAACAATGTGTACGATTGGGGTAAGATTTACATTACTGTTTTATCACCTCTTTTGTCACCAGATGCCCAGAGTGTTGAGTACACTGTTTGGCTGTCATTTAAAGATTTTGAACTAGCTGGTCCTATTGTACCACAGGGACCAAACGGAATGAGAAAGTCTAAAAGTAGAGCTACTAGAATCGGAGCATCAGAGAGCGAGAAATCAAAAACAACCCAAAAGGGTGTTTTAGAGGCCTCAGCTCATGCTGTATCTGGTCTTGCCAATGCTTTATCTGGAGTCCCTATGCTTTCAAGTGTTATGGCCCCTGTTTCCTGGATGGCAGGAGCAGTAGGTAAAGTTGCAGGTCTTTTTGGATGGTCAAAGCCCACAAACGAACAGCCGACTACTGTTATTCTATCCAGATATGCACATGGCATGACGCATAGTATTGGACATGACATGGCTGAACCTTTGAGCTATTATTCCGACCCATCTCTTCAGGTCAGCGACGGTTTTGCTGGATCTAATGTTGATGAGATGAGCTTTGCTTATCTTAAGACGTTTGATACTTTCGGAATTGATTTGCCCTGGAGTGTAACTGATCCCGCCGGAACAAGTCTTTACAACATCCCATTGACTTTGTCGAACATTGGCGAGTTTTCTTTTCAGAATTTAGGCCCTGCTTCTTACGAATATTTGGCTCCACCACCCATGATCACTATTGCGAAGAAATTTCGGTATTATAGAGGAGGAATTAGGGTTGTGTTAAAGTTCATAAAGACTCAGTATCACAGTGGTCGTTTAGCCGTGACCTTTATGCCCGGAGCTACAACAACGTCCGCAGCTACCACATCGTCCTCTTACATTTTGCGAGAGATTGTTGATATGAGGGACTCAAATGAATTAGTTCTTGAGTTGCCATTTATTTTCAACAAACCCTACATTACGTTCGAGGAGGTTTTTGGAAGACTTCAAATTATTGTACTCAACGAGTTACGAGCTCCTCCAGCAGTGGTGAGCTCCATTAAAATTTTGATGTACTTCGGTGTAGCGGATGATTTTGAAGTTTCTGTACCTGAACCTTCACAACAACGCTCAATCATACCTCAAGGAGGTGATTTACTTCCTTCTTCATTAGTTGCAGCAAAAGTTATCGGAGGTGCCAACACTGGATCTGTTGATTTTGCTCGCCCTGCTTTATGTGTGGGAGAAGCAATTGTTTCTTTAAAACAGATTATGCTAAGATACCAGCGTCTTTACCGTGACGCCGGTAGTTTTACAGTCGGCGGTTTGTGGCCGTTTACATTCACTGCCCCGTTGGCAATTTCATCTCTGACACCAGCCCCTCCACAGTACGGAGGAGATTACCTTAACGATATCGCGTTAGGTTTTGCTTTATATAGAGGCGGAATGCGTTTGATGTATATGTCCGACAAAACATCAGTACTGTCCAATCAACCAGCCACTTGTCTGAGACCCTTTGAAGGTGGTAACAACACTTATGACACTACTTATGTAAGTGATTCTATTTCACCAACAATTGTTTTGTCAAATAATGTCAATGGTTTGATTGAGTATCAGCATTCCGGACAACTTGAAAATGTTTCTGATTGTCCAAACCATTATTTCAATGTGACAGTTCCTTATTACAACAATTTTCCTAGCTCGCTGGTGTATTGTAGATATAATGGC